TTCCAGAGTGTACCCTGAGGAAAACCGCGCCCGAATGGCCTTTCTCCTTGCATCTGAGAGCACCGAGCATCTGGGGAAAGAGACGCAAATCGAGTTGTAGAGCTCTTGAATAGAGACATAATCAACAGATTTCCGAGGGGAAAGGTCAGCCTCCGGCGGCTCGTCCGCCGTTACCTCTCTATCTTTCTCTATCTCTATATCTCTAATATCTAATCTCTTATCTCTTTCTCTTATCTCTTTCTCTGGTGTTACATTTTCGCCACTTTGTAACGGTAAAGGTGTTACATCTGGGTTACTTTGTAACGCCGCCTGCCCGTTTTGCCGATTGCGGAAATCGCGAACACGCGCCGCCGAGCTTGTTTCACTCCCGACGAGGCTCGCGTGGTCGGCAAGTACAAGGGTGCCATCGACATCCTCATATATCAGACCAACGGCCTTGTAGAGATTGAGCGCGATGCGAACGGTGTCCACGGAGAACCATTTACAATCCCGGTGTATCTTCTCAACATCGTAGGGGATAATAAGCTCACCTATCTGACGGCTGAGGCGGCCGCCGGTGTTGATGGTCTTGAGACATAGCATCTGGTAGAGAACCACATAATTTGCGCCGTCCGGCTGAGACATAAAATAGTCGATTGTGTCGGATGTCATAAAAGTGTCTTTTAATTTCATCCAGTAATAACGCTTCGGCTTAGCCATCTTGCGGCCTCACTTTCTTGAGGGGCGGGAAAAACCCGCCCTTATTCATCATCCAACAGGCCGGAGGCGTCGCCCTCGTCCATGAACTCGGCGAAGGGGTCAGCGGTGGCCTCGGCGACGCTCTCAAGGTGAGGGGCGTCGAGCCTCTCCGCCGCCGTCATGTGTTCTGCAAAAAATGCGTGAGTATAAGCGGCGTGCCATTTCTTCGCCAGACCCTTGAGCTTGTTCAAAAACTCGTCGGTCATGCGCAGGCGGCTGCTCGTCTGGATTTCGAGGCCGTCAATGCCGAAGATGAACCGCAGGGAAAAGTCCAGAGCCGAACCCTCGCCGTCGTTCATGTCAAGAAAAGACATCTGAGCCTCCGGCGCCTGATTGCGGGAAATTATAAGGGTCAGGGGGTAGGTCTCACGCACAGAGAGGACCATATCCTCCTCGGTCAGAATGCTTTCGAGCTTGTCCAGATGGAGCTCGGCGGTTTTGTAAAAGCTCATTTATTGCCCTCCTCTCAGTTGAAAAACGCATCGACGGCGTCGCCCTCGATAACCTCACCCGTGCCGGGGTCAACATTAATGACCTGCGCGGGTTCCTCTGCGGCCTGCGTGAAATTCTCGGAGTTATCCACATAATCCACAGAGCCGTCCTCATTGATGGCGGCCATGTCCTTATCGAGCGCTGTCTGGAGTTCGATGCTCATAATGCCCCAACGGCTTATAAGCTGCCTCAGCATGGTTTTGTATGCCATGCCGTCAAAATCCTTGTACCAGAACGAGGAGTAGAGCCACATATCGGCATCCTTGACCTTGCCCGCCTCAAAGTCCGCAAAAGAGACCTTGTTATATTTGGGGTCTTTGGCCTTGACTGCGTCGCGGCTGAATGCCTGGCTATACTTGTCGGCATGGGCGACCATCTTTTCCTTGCTCCAATACATAGCTTTTTTGAAACCGTTGTGATACTGGAACATAGCATAATAGCCGATGGTCGGGAGGGCTTCGCGCTGGGTGTCGTCCTCAACGAGATTTACCTCGATTTCCTCCTCCATGGGGTCATATCTGACGAGTTCGCCCTCTTTGATGGCCAGAACATTCAATTTCTTGTAATAGCCGGAGCGGATGGCGAGCTGAATATACCCTTTATAACCGAGCTGGAACTGTGCGACTTTGCAGCCGCGTTTTTTGTCGTTAAACGGCACCATGTAATACTGGCCGAGCTGAGGAGAGGGCGAGAGTTTGAGACTTTCGCCGAGCATGGCGGCGGAGAGGATGGTGGAATGTTCGCACTCTGCAAGGGCGGGATTTGTGCTCACGGCGGAAATGATGGAGGTTATAAACCTCTGGCCGTCGTTTCCGCCTACCATCGCATTGATGCGCTTTTTTATCGCGTCGGATGTGAGAAACGCGCTGAATGTCTGGGGCTTGCCTCCCTGTTTGGGTGCAAGAGAATTATTAACAGCCATTTATATGGCTCCTTTCTGTGTCAAATTCTTTCGGGCTTTATCCCGATTTCGTCCATCGCCGCACGGAGGGCGCGGAGCTGTTTTGCCGTCGCTCTGACGCGGAACTCCACGACATGGACGCCATCGGCCTCTCTGTCGCCGTTCATTTCGCTTTCTGAGCGTTTCGGGCTTAGGGGTGGTGTCTCTGCATGGTCGGCGGTTAAATTCGATTGTGGCGCGTTCTGGCGCGTTTCAGGGGGTATGCACCGCGCCACGGCCTCCCGTTGCTTTTTTATGCGGTCGGTATCTGAGAGCGCCGCCGCAAGGTCAAAGGTCTTGAGGAATACATCGCGAGCGTGTTCCTTGAGGTCGTCGGCCATGTCGAGCTTGTCGATGGAGGAAAGCCCGCCGATTATGCGGTCAATCTTCGCGCCGAGCTCGTCGCCGACGGTTCCCATGGAACAAGTGACATTGAGCCATCGGTTTTCATGCAGACGGTCATAGGGAACAAGCTCGGCCAGGCTGCCAATCATGGGGGCGTAAAGCTCCGCCTCGATGCGTTCCCGCTTCTCCTGTTTCTTGAACGCCTCCACGGCCTTGACCTGTGCGTCGATGTGCTGAACCCGCTCCGCTATCATGCCGGTGAGTTCCTTCGCCTGTGTCTCGAACTCCGTGTAGGGTTGTAAATAAAGCTGCTTCATTTCCCGGCGCTTGGCGTCGATGGCATCAGAGAGCTTGCGGAGGTTCGCCCGGTCTCTCTTGGCCTCTGCCATCTGGTTCTCGTCATAAACGACGCCCTCATATCTTGCGAGGCCATCCTGCAGCCACTTTTTGACCTCCGGGAAATTCCACTCGACCGGGGGCAAGGGCTGTCCCTGCGCGGGACTATATACGGTTATTTCCATGGGCGGCCTCCCTTGTAGGCAAAAAGGGCATTTGCAAGAGCCTCAAAGGCGGACGCCTCAAGGCTGCCGGGCTCATAGCAATCGGCCATTTCGTGGCAAAAGTCTATTGCCCGGTTTGCAATTTCCTCGCGGGTCGCCGTTTCAAGGTCTATGCCGAGAACGGCGCTGATTTCTGATAATTCCACTTGTGAGCCTCCTCGTTTTCGCGTGGCAGCGAATTTTTTCAGTCAAAGAACCCGGCGAATACATCGCCCGCCGTGGCGGGGGCGGTAATATGCCGTATTCTGTCGGGGGTGAGCCGTGCGGGGAGCTCGCTCTGGGGGACATCTACGCGGGATATGCGAGCCTCGCCGTCACCGTTTGCCGTGGGTACTGTCACCACATCGCCGACCGCGACGGGAACATCTGCGATGTAGGTATAATTGACGCCGCCGAACTCGCCGGTTCTGCGGTCTCTGAACTGAACCTGTACCAAATTCTTAAAAAAGTCCTTTCTTAAATTTCCGGGAGAATGAGGGGCGGCTGTCGGTCTTTCTGCACATATTCCGTCCAGAACTTGACGCCCTCCGTGCAGATGTAAACCACATCCTCCGCCACATCGACCCGGTCGATGAAATAAGTCCGCCGCTCGCTGCGGATGTCGTCGCCGTAGTCATATTTGAGCTGTGCATGGAGCACCGCAAAGTCAAAACCTCCGGCAAGCATCTGCCAAAGCAATTGGCAATAGTAGTTGTCCGGGACGCAAGGCTGGCCGGCCCTCCACCATTTTTCTTTTTGCATAGAGCGAACGATATTTGTCGTTTTAATCTCCAGAACTCCCCGGCGGCCTGTTGCCCGCTCGGTGAGCCTGCCGTCGAGGGTGGCAAAAATAAAAGGATGGTCGGGGTGCCGAACCATGTCGAAGGCGCCGCCATAGCTCACATCGTATTTGTCGGCGTAGTCCAAGGCGAACAGCTCCCGGATTAAGGGCTCCGCGTCGTGGCCATATTTCACGGCCTCATTGTCGGAAATGTCCGGGGCGGTCGCCCTGCCGGTCTTGCGCTTCCAGAGCTCAACATTTGAACACCAAGGCGACCGGCCGATTATTGCCGCAGCCTCCGAGCCGCCTATGCCCTGCAATCTGGCGCGGTGCCATTCGGCTTCGGTGGTGATAATGGTCTCGGTCATGCCATCACAACCTCAAGCGGGGCTCCGATGTACTGAGCCAAGAGTGGGGGAGAAATGTAATAAGTCCACCGGGTACTCCCCGGCAACTGGAACGCCTCACCGATGGGCAGAAGCCCCCGCTTCATGCCCTCCCGAACGAACAGGGTCGATTTCCCCATAAGGCGGGCGGCGTCGTTCACGGTGATTTTTTTCGGTCTCTGAGGTTTCATGTCACGCCTCCTCACTTATTCCGAGGATTTCCCGGATTACATTTGCCTTTCCGGGTTTGCCGTTTCTCCCGGCCTCTCCGGGCAGTTTCCCGGTCAGCAGCTTATGCAAATACGAGCTGTCGAAAAAATCGCCGGTTCTCTCTTTGACCTGCTCGATGAGCCATTCCTGCGTCTTGCCTATTTCGATTAATCTAATACGCACCTGCTTGCCGAAATCGGTTTTTGCCAAAATTTTTCCCTCCATTCTGTAATTTCTCATTGACAATTACGGAATACAGTAATATTATGGAGTTGACCAAAACAACCACAAATTACAGTGTTCTGTAATTACGCCCCTATAATAATACTGAGTTCTGTAATAGTCAAGGGGTAAAATACAGATTTCTGTAATTTGTCAGTATGCCCAAAAATGAGGTGGCAAATATGGCAAATATGTACGAGCGCATCGAAACGCTCTGTAATGAAAGGGGAGTAAACATCACTCAGATGTGCCGCGAGGCGGGAATACCCCGCGCCACTCTGAGCGAGTTAAAAATGGGGCGGACGGCTGCGCTCTCCGCAAAAAACATGGACAAACTCGCGGTTTATTTCGGAGTTTCAGCGGACAGGCTCCTCGGTTCAGACGAAGAAACGAAAAAAACGCCCACCCCGGAGGGTGAGCGTGATTATCTCGCAATTATGAACGCTTTCGACAAGGCAGATGCATCTACCCGCGAAGCAATCCTTTTGCTATTAAAATTGAAATGATTTCTTTGTAAGTCTTTTCATCGCAATTCTTGATTGCGTTGAGGAATGCCTCATTCTGGAGGCGTCGCTCCTCGGCGGCGGAGCTACATAGTGTTATGTCTGAGGCTGTCGCCATGCGTCTCTTTCCTCCCTGTTGCTTTTTGGGGATGGGATAAGTGTTGCAGATTTATTCTATAACGCTTTTTTTGTTGGTGCAAGTAGGAAAAAAACAGGAAATATTGGAAGGTTTCAAGAATGCGGCACAGGGCGCCCACGCGCCAACGAGAACACCCTGCACCGCTTTTGGAGTGATGGGCCGTTTGTTTGACCCGATTAAAGCCTATCACCGGGAACGCCATTTTTCAAGGCTCATTGAAAAGCCTCGCGGTGTATTATCGCCCCTGCGTGGTATCAAAACCGCGAAAACAGACCGCCGAGCGGTATCATTAAGTGATAGGAGTTAGTGTCATGGAAGAACAGAGCGCCCTTGTTTTTGTCCCGGAAGAAAATATCTCGGTCAGCTTCAAGGTGACCGAGGAGAAACCTTTTAATAAGTGTTTTCAATGTCATTCATTCAGGAACGGCTGCAGCGGTCCCAACCTCTCCATTATGGGGGTGGAGCGGGCCTGTGAGTTCTTGCAGATGGCGCGAATTTTCCTGAAACTGTCATATCAGGATGTGGCCGACGGTTCCGGGATTTCTCTTGCTACGGTCAAGCGTATTCTCACCGGCAAAATCAGCGACCCAAGTTTTTATACCATGTCGGCAATAAGTATTTTCTTGCTCGGTGACCCTCACGGCAAATATCCCTGCGCCATTCCCAATCTGGTCTCAAACCATGAGAACGACACGAAGCTGAGCGACGCCCTCAGAGAGTTGGAGCGGGCTCTGGATGATAACAAGGACTACCGGGCGGCGCTCGACAATATCCATGTTTCATACAAGGCCGAAATGGAGGCTTTCCGCGCTGAGTATCAAAAGGACATCGACCACCTTCATAAACAGATTGAAAGAGCGTGGGCGGACATCGACCGGGCGCGGGCAGAGGCCGACGGTTGGAAGGCCGAAAACGATAGAAAAGGAAAATTCGTTGATAAGTATATCGACAAACTATTATTGAACAAAATTGCAGAAAGGACAGTACAGGATGATTGATTTCAAGAACGCCGAATATCTCAAACTTAAGCCCGTGGACAACGGCACATATGCCGCCACCATTCAACCAATGTTCGTTGCGGGGGAGAACATAATCGCCACATTCCGAACCATCCGCGACGGCGTCGTCTTTACCAACAAACGCATTTTTGTAATCAATGTGCAAGGTCTCACCGGAAAAAAGGTCGATTATACCTCCCTGCCGTATAGCAAAATACAAGCCTACTCAGTAGAGACGGCCGGGGTTCTCGACCTTGACAGCGAACTTGAACTTTGGTTTTCCGGCCTTGGCCGTGTCAAACTCGAATTTGTCGCCCGCGCAAACATCGGGGAAATCTGCCGTATGATTTCCGAGAAAGTTCTGTAAAAAAGGAAAAACCCCCGGATAACTCCGAGGGCTCACACAAAGGGATGATATTCAAGTCGAGGCGTCGCTGACACTTGGAAATAATGGACGCCCCCGCCGGTGCAGCGAACACCGACGGGGGCAATGCAAAAAACTACCACGCGATGGAGATTTTGCGTCTCCTATAATACCACGCGAAAAGGGGAATTTCAACCATGAAAAACACAGAAGCAATTGACAAACTATTATCGCCACCGCCGGCACCGAAAAAGCGCAAAAAGCGCATGAGGCTGCCGCCGGGTCTGGGCAGCGTTCACCACATTAACGATGGCCGGAACCGCCGCAAACCATACCGCGCCCGCGTTCCCTCCCATGTGGAGCTGAACATCGAGACGGGGCGGGCGGTGCAAAAGTATATCACTATCGGTTATTATGAGACCGAAATCGAGGCCATCGAGGCGCTGATGGAGTACCGTAAAAATCCATACAGTCTGGACGCCTCCCTCTCCACCTTTGCCGATGTCTATGAGCAATGGAAGGCCACGAAATTCCCGGAGATTTCAAAGTCCGGGCAAAACGGATATGAGGCGGCGTATAAAAACTCTGAGAAGCTGCATAACATGAAGATGCGGGATATTAAGACAGCGCACATGGAGGAGATAATGAGAACCATCCCCTATGGTTTTCAAGTCCAGACGAAGCTAAAAACCTTATGGGGACAGCTTTTTAAATACGCCATCGAGCGGGACATCATTCAGAAAAATTATGCGGAGTTTATCAAAACCCGTGACAAGGATGAGGGCACCAAGAGAACGGCCATCCCGGCAGAGGACAGGGAAAAGATATGGCAGGCCATTGAGGCAGGGAACCGCGACGCAGAGCTTGCCATGATATATCTTTATACCGGGATGCGCCCCTCCGAATTATTGGAGGTTAAAAAGGAAAATGTCGACCTGGCCGCCCGCATTATGATTGGAGGAATGAAAACCGAGGCGGGCAAGGATAGACATATCCCGCTCCACAAAGATATTTTGCCATTCATCGAGCGGCTCCTCCAGACCGAGGGGGAATATCTCGTAATGGCTCAAAATCGGGGCAAGCTGTGTCGAATGATTTACAACCGTTTCAATATCAACCATTGGCAGCCACTTATGAAAGAGCTCGGCATGGAGCAGTACACGCCGCATTATGCGCGTCACACTTGCGCGACCATGCTCAGGGAGGCAGGCGTCGCCGACGACCTCCGCAAGCTCATTCTCGGCCACTCAAGCGGAGATATTACCGACCGCTACACCCATGTTTCGGACGCGATGCTCGTCGAAGCTATCGACCAAATCCCGTCCAGACGCTAAATGTGTATTATGTGTGTAAAAGCCCGGTGTATTTTGTGTGTATTGGAAACAAGTTTTTATCGAATTTTATAGGATAAAAAGGTTCGCATTTTACCTCCAAATAGCAAGAAAACCGCACAACAGCGCGGTTTTCTTCATACTTGCGATAAACTGAAAGTACCCAAACGGTATCGAAACGGTACCTAAACGGTACCGCAAACCCTTGAAAATACAAGGTTTTTTGCGGGTTCGTTTTGGGGCGTGTGTATTTCATGTGTAATTCAGACCCGTTTTTTTCGGTTTTGAACGAGCAAAAGAAAAAGGGGCGAGCCTTGCGGTTCGCCCCTTAATTATATCAAATCTTCCATCATGCAGCCGAGAACCTCGGCCATCTTCTTGAGGGTCAACGCCCCCGGTTCGTGCTTGCCGCTTTCCCATCGGCTGATATGCACCTGCTGGCATCCGATGGCCTCCGCGAGCTGTGCCTGAGACAGTCCGGCAGCCTTGCGGGCCGCTTTCAGTTTTTCGCCCATGTTATGCCTCCCCATTGAGATATTTTTCAAGCTCCAGGTATTCGTCATAGTCGCCGTCGTACCCATCCGGGCCGCAAAGTAAAAGTAAATCGGCGGCGGCCTGCTTGCCGCAGGTGTCGGCATATTCGAGAAAGTCCTGCTTTTTCATGTTGTTATCTCCTTTTGTTTTGTTTTTTGGTGGGCCGGTTTTGAGCCACCGGCGGGGCTTGGTGCTGTTTATCAGCTCAGCGCCGTCTCGATGAATTGGGCGGCCGCCTTTATGGTTTTGAATGTGTGGAACTCTTTAAAGCCCGTTTTGTTGTCCTCTCGGACGGTGATATGGTAGAACCCGTGAGTTCCCTTCATTCTCTTGATTTCGTAACCGTTGACGGTTTTGACTGTTTCATAGATACTGTTCATTTCATATTTCCTTTCTGGCCTTTGGCCTATAAGCGGTAACCCCGTGAATGTCAGGAGGGGTTGACTTTTATTTATTTCTGGATTATTATGTTAGTGCTTTGTGAATTGCTCTGCGCTTGCTTCGGCGGCGCGGGGCTTTTCTTTTTGGTTCGCGGTTTAATTTCAATCTCGAATTTAATAATTATCTTCACGGGGTTACCTCCTGTTCTCAACCCCTCCTGACATTTATAATTATATCATTTTTGATATAAAATACAATTCGCAGAATACACAAAGATTAGCCGCATATTTTGTGCATTTTATATCGTTTTTGATATATTGCACAAAGCAAAAAAGAGGCCCGATTATGGGCCTCTTTCTGTTTTATTTGGCGTCTGTTCCAAATGCATAGCCGAGGGTCGCGGGCCCGACGCTGCCGTCGGGGTCAAACCTTATGCTCCTCTGATATGCTTTTGTCGCGGCGTCGGTTTTCGGGCCAAAACTGCCGTCGGCGGTGCCACAGTCAAAACCCTTGCCCTTGAGGATGTACTGCCATGTGCGAACATCCTCCCCGGTCATGCCCTTTTTTAAAATTCTGAGCGTGAGGGTGAACGAGGCGGCTTGTGGCTGCGTTTTGGTTTCTTCCTTGGGTGTTTCCACCACCCCGCCCGAAAATGCAGCATAGTGCTTCTGGGCGGCTTTATAGCGCGTGTCAATGTTGTTAACCGCCGGACGCTCGTATTCCTTGCAGATGCGGCTTGTGGCTTCGTAGAGGTCGCCGGTGGTGCAGAGGTATTTCCAAAGGCTTGAATAATCCGCCGTGAGTTCCTTAATGCAGAAATTGACCTGCATAGTCTCATCGCCGATTGACACGCCTTTGCTCTTGGCGTAGACGAGCAGCGCCTGCTTGCGCGTCCAGTATGTCCACTGACAGAGACCATATCCGACCGCGTCGCGGTTGAAATTCGTATAAAGGCCATTATCGACCTTTGCCGTGTAATCCGCATCACTGAGCGGGGTCATGCCATCCTGTGCGTTGTTTGCCCGGAGGCCGCTCTCTGCCTGCATATTGCCGAGCATTGCCGCCGCGCCTGTCGGGGTCATTCCCGCCCCGGTCAAGATTTTATAAATATTCTGTGCGCTCATACGCTCACCGCCTTTTTAAGATTTGAGAGACTGAAAACAAAGGGGGCCGCCATCCGGCGACCCCCTTTTTGTTGTGCAAAATTATTCTGTTGCGGTGGTGCCTGCGGTTATGCCCGCGTTTACATTGCCGTTGAACTCCCCGACAGCGGCCTCTATCATAATTCTCATCTCGTCGGCGTCAAATTTAAGCCCGCGCTTTGCGAGAAGGGTCTCGGCATATTCAAGGGCTTTGATGAGTTTGTCAGCACCGTGCAGCTCTTTCCAAAGCTGTTCCACGCTCATCATCGCGACCTTGGCGATGGAGCGTTTGGTGTTGTCATTGAGAAATCTCTTGATAATGAGGCCAAGGCCGCCGAAGATGGCGGACAGAATGGCCATTATGAGCTCTACGCCGTAGGCGTCAAAAAATTCAGCGAACATATTTTTTTACCTCCGTTTTTGTTAAATTAAAAAGTCGTGTTTCTGGAGCCGTTCATCGTAGACCCTGCCGATGTTGGCGATGGCGTGAGTTGCCCGGTTGTTCTTATATTCAGGGTGAGCACGGCAATACGCCTCGTAGTCGTCGATGTCGGCCATTATGTCGATAAACTCCTCTTTTGTGTGGGGAATGCCTCGAACAAGCTCATTGTTAAAGTGCAAAATCCGGGTTCGCCGTTCATCCGCCTTTCCCTCTGCGTCCATCTGGATATGGTCGTCAAGGCGGGAGCGGACATCTTTCAGCTCGTCCAAAACATCGGCGTTGATAGCCCGACCGATGGCCTTAGCGAGTGCCGTCCACGGGTTGAGCTTAATCGGCGTGATTTGGATGATGGTCAAGAGCAGAACGAGACCGCCGCCCCCGCCGAGTAAAATTTCTTTCAGCGTCACAGACTTCACCCCCTTTTAAGCCAGTCCCATGTCAACCCATCGACTTTCCGCGCCGAGGGTCTGGGGCGGGTATTCGTTATTATCAAAGGTGTTGCGCCATACATGGAGCTTGCCGCTGCCGGCGTGTGGATAGGTGCAAACCTCATTGACCTTGTAAAGGCCGCTTGTGCCGTAGGGCGCGACCCACGGCTTTGCTTTGGTCTTGTCGGTGGTATGAGCCAAACCCCAACAGGCGCGATTTGTGGCGGGTCGAACGCTGGGAACACCCGCCGCGTTGTGTGGAATAATGAGCAGCCAGACCTGTCCCTCGTCGGCAACGGGAGAACCAACGGCCCACCCGCTATAATCCTTGGAGGGGTCAAAGGCGGGGACGATGTTCTCCTCGGCGATTAACTCGGTGCCGGTCATTTCCGGGGCGCGGGTTTGCAGGTCAAGCGCCTGCCGTCTGCCCTCTGCATACATGATGTCGAGCGCGTTCTGCGCGGTCATACGCTGTTCACCCCCTCACAAAATGCCGCTTCAAGGTCGGAGAGCATGACGCCCCCCGCCTCGGCAGCGTCCGTCTCATACTGCTTTTGATATGCCTCAAGGATGCGGCTGTCCACAAAAGGTGCTATCATTTCGCCGTGGAACACAACGCCGTCAGAGCGTGTCCATGTTTCGCCTGCGGGAACATAACGGTAGCCCTCTATAACTGCGGCACACTTGCCGTCAAAGAAAGGGACTTCAAACGCCTTTAAATTGCCGTTATCGGCAACATGGCATTTGCAATCTGTATCAATGTATATAATCATTTAAGGGTGACCTCCCGCAGCGTAATAGTCGCAGCGGGCGTGCTTTCATATCTCAAGCCGAAGCCGATATAATACGCTCCGCTAAGCCTGCTTACATCAATGGTTAAAATCTTATCGCCAAGGCCGTCGAACAGAGCACTTGCCACAGCAGCGTCGGGATATGTAGAGCTACCTATCGCACTCCATATATACAATCCTTCAGGGCGCTGGCCTGCTTGAATAGATCCGGCGAGTGTCGCGTCGGCGGTGAGCGTCGTATATTCAGTCAGGTCTACCACCACCGGGAAGTACGCGACGCCGCCGTAACCGCCGTACTGGTCTGTCGTCGCAGTGAACACTACGCTGTCGGCGTTGTAGGTTATTAGGGGCGCTTTTGCATAACCCCCGCTTGCCGCCTTCCATCCTACCCCGACAAAGCCCGTGTCCGTGTCGTCCGCCGTGTAAAGGTATCTTGTCCAGTCCTTCCATGCTCCGTCAAGATAGGTTTTGGCAGTCTTGGAAACCCATTCGCCGCTTACATACTGTTTACAACCTGCCGGGTATATCATTAAAGTGTTACCCCTTGCCGCATTGAACGCTACCGCCGAGGATTTACCCACGAGGAACCACACAAGCCCCTCGGTGGGTTCTGCGGGAGCGACAGCGGCGAAGGCATAACCATTGACGGGCGCGTCGGTGTTGACCCATATCGTATTTGCGGCGGGGGTGTCCGGCTGTGTAGTGCCGCCGACGACCTTAAAATTGAGGCCACCGCCGCCCCCGCCTGTCATGTTAATTATCATGCTTCTGCCTCCTCTCAGGTCAGCACCAGAATATTGACGCCGACCGTTTCGCCGGGAACAGAACCGCAGGCGAAGGTCAGAGCGCCGTCTGCCTGGCCGCTGCAATATACGCCATTGCCGCCGTATGCCTCGAGACTGTTCGGTGCCGCGCTAACAATGACCATGCTGTCGGCCTTGACGCCGTTCACCTGCACCGTCTGGGTGCTGCCTTGCCAATTCCCCGGGAGGAGCTCCACGACAACAGAAAAGGCGCAAGCCCCGGAGTTGAGTAAATAGGCGTGACCTCTGGCCGTGTCGAGCATTACCTTGACATAGCTCCCCGCATAGAACAGGTTCCCGAGCCCGGTCATGTCGTAGCCTCTGGCGTCGCGGAAAGTGAACTCTTTGGAACTCAGGCCGCCCGCCTCGTCGGGATATTCGACGGTCAGACCGGTGACCTCGTCGCAATTGCAAGGCGCTTTGAATTTAACATCCATCCCGTCCACAAGGGGCGTGGACAAATCGAGTTTAATCAATGCCATAGTTATATAATCCCCCTTTTATGTCACGCTCGCCGGGGCGAGCTGAGAGCTGCCGAGGCTGCCGCCGTCCATGATGTAGGAAATCAACATTTCGACCTCGTAACCCCTCGGCACATAAGGCGGGAGCGCGTCCGCTCCATATTCACCCTCGTAAAGCGCTGCATATTTGACGCGGGCGCTCTTGCCGGGGTTTACCGCCAGAGCGGCGGTGTCGTAGGGTGTGCCGGTGGTTATCTGAATGGAGACCGCCCGCGTGGCGTCGGTCAGGGACACGCCGCCGGATGTGCAGACGCCCGACCCGCTGAATACCGTCCCATCCTCAAGGCATATAACCCCCGTGTAGGTCTTGCCGTTGGTCAGAGTGCCGCGCCTTAAACGGTTGACGAAAAGCGTTGACGCGCTCGCGTGGTCATTCTGGAGGGTCACAAAGCCCGCTCCGATGGTCAGGGCGCTTGTATCGTTGGGAACAACCCATCTGTCAATGCTAAAGCCCAACCCCCGGTATGTGGTCTTGGCCCTTGTGTTGACGGGCTCGGAGAAATCGGAGTTATCCAAGAGATTGACAGCGCCAAGTCCCGCCTTCATTCCCTGAAAGTTGGAAACAAGGTTGAACATCTGCACCGGGGCGGCAATGGTAGCGCCGGACACGCTCACCCGGTAGAGTGCCATCTGGTCAAAGGTGGCCGTATCTGTGAGCAAATCCTGAAGCTCCAGAACGGGGTCGGCGGCGGTGCCGTTGGTCTCTGTCCCCTGTACAACGATAATGTCCCCGGTTTCGATGAGGGTCGAGGCGTCTTTCCGATACTGAAAAACAATCAGGTCATTACGCTTCATGCCCTGCCCTGCTTCGGGGATGAGCAGGTCAATGTACTTGCCCGCCGGGATGCCCGCCAGAGCGCCGTTGTTGATGAGTTTACCGTCCCAGACGCGCACGGTGTTATTGCCGATGTACTCAGCGCGGAGGCGTTCGCCCACCGGCAGAACAAAACGGCCGGGGCCGAATACCGCAGCATTAAAACCTCGGTCATTTTCTGCGGTTACATGGGGCTCGCCCCAATAGCCGGTTATCAAAAGGTTTGCCATCGCTCACCCTCCTGTCTTGTATTCGATGCTGACAGCACCGTTATTGATTTTGACGATTTTCTGGGCGACCGTCGCCCTCGCGGTGTTCCCGGTGGTGGTGTCGGTGCCGCCGATAATGTCCCCTATGTCATATTCAAGGTCTGAGCCCTCGAACACGGTCACAGAGACACTGTCGCGGTTTCTGAGCTCCTCAAAGTGCTTGACGCCATCCTCGCGGAGCTGCTCGGTCGAGCTCGCGCTGCCGTAATCGTAGACATCCGAGACCTCGTCAAGCCCTGTGTAATACTGCGTCGTGCCTATGCGCCCGAATTGGTCAACATAAAGGTGTATGACCTCGCGGGCGGCAAGGTCACCAGCGCCGAGGCAAATCAAGTGATTTACCTTATCGCCGTATCGTTCCACGCTCAGCGCCGCCTCGTCACCATCGACCGGGCGGTCTGCGTAATCAATGATAGGGAGCACGGACAGCTCGACGCGGCCGCCCTCCCATCGGATATGCAGTTTGGCGCCGTGTTTCCCGAGCATCTTCCTGATGCCGTCATACCCTTTTATGTAGCGGTCAAACTTATAGTTTTTCACCGCTACGCCGGAGGCGCCGCTTTTGACGCTGAACAGCTCGGAGAGACCGAGCCGGGGCAGCAGCAAAGCGAGAACATCGTGGGCGTCGCCGGTTACTGTGAGATAGTCCGCGCCGGGGTCGGGTTCAATAACCTTGCTATTTAAAAGGCCGTGCCATGTCCGCCCGATGTGGGTTCTTGTTTCCTCAACGCTGTTTGACTTGAGCCCACCGACAATGCCGCCGTATTCTGTACCCTCCACATAGATGAGGGCGCCATCTTCGAGAAGGGGCTCAGACTTGCCGAGAACAAGCTCAAAATCGTTCTCGTTGTCGTCTACGCCGAAAGACAAATCAAGCTCATACGCGAGTAAAACGCCCATATCGACCCGCTCCGGGTTCGTGTAAATCAAGTCCATTTCGGTTCGCTCCTCTCCTCAATGACGACGAGGTCGAATTTAAAAGAACCGTTGTAAATGATGTTATTCACGCCGGGCGGGATGGGTTCAAATATGTAGTCGTGGCGGTCGCGGTTCGCGAACCAATTGATTTTTGACCCGCTCGCGGTGGTGAGGGTTATCGTCTTGGCCAGGCTGTCGATGAGGAGGGTTTCCCCCGCCCTCACCATGCCATTGACTTTGTACGCATGGCCGTTAATCATCACGGCCGGGTCGGTGGCTTCGCCGTATATCCTCAGCTTGAATTTGCTCGGCTTGATACCCTCAAAAACCACCTGCCGGGAGGTAGTGCTCACGGAATAGTCGTATGCATAGTCAAAAGGAAAATCAAAACCGCTGCGGGAGGCCGTCGCGCCCTCGTCATTGCTGCCGAAAATGTGGATATTCTCCCGGCTCCATGACGGGTCGGGGGATGTAAAAGTCAGGTCGATATGACAGAACCGACCATGTGTGCGATAGTCCTTTTTTTTGCTTGAGGTTATAAACCCCGTGGTGTAATAATCCCCGGTGTATATCTTGCCGGGGAGCATGGCGGCGATGTCCGCCTCGGCAACCTCCATGAGACGGTTGCGAACCTCGTTCGCCTCCGCCGTCGTGGCGCGGCAGACGACGAGCGGGATTTTGCGAGAGGTCACATCCCGGTAAAAGCGGGATATTCGGCTGTTGATAACATCGTAATCCCACGCATAATCCCGGAGGTCGTTCGCGTTGAGATAAACGCCATTGTCGAGACCGATAAACCGCTGCCCCTGATGGTTCTCATAAATGAAATTCTCAAGCAAACTCTCTCACCATCCTTTTAAATTCCCGCTCCCCGACCTTCAAGACATGACCGGCACGAATAGCGCGGAGAAGGTCGCTGTTTCCGGCGCCGATGGCTTCGAGGATAGAGACAAGCAGCTCCACGATTTGCTCGTCTCTGGCCGCCGTCTGATTTGCGACGACCTTCGCCATCATGTCGAGCAGATGAGCCTCGCCGACAACTACCTCGCGCCCGGCCTCGCCGCCGCCGAGGAATTTCCCGCCCTGATACCCGAAAATGGTCGGGTCATTCAGCAGCATTGCCTCATCCATGCCCTTTTTGTACCATTCGACATCAAATGAGGGCAGTTTGCCGGCGCCGCCTATGCCCCACGGCGCTTCGCCGCCGTCTACCTTGATATGCGGCAGTTTCAAATTGAGCTTGAAATCGAAATCAAACAGGTCTTTGATGCCGTCTATCACATCGCTAACCTTCTGCTTTGCCGCCTCGATGGCGTCGGAAATGGCCTGCTTCACGGCGTCGAATTTCTCTTTAACTTTGCTATAAATGTTGCTGACTTTCTCCACGACGCTGTCATACATTCCGGCGAATGTATCAACAACCTTTTGCTTTGCGGTCGAGACCGCGAGGCTGATTGTTGATTTTATATTCTCGAATTTCTCTTTTGCCTTGGCGACGAGGTCGGTCACCCAACGGACGGCGCCGTCTTTCAGCTCTTGGAATTTCTGGACGGTGTTCTCTTTAATCTCGGCAACCTTGGCGGAGATATTGTCCTTTATCTGTTGGAATTTCTCGACCAAAGCCTGCCAAAGTTCGACGGCCTTTGCCTTGATGGTGTCCCAATTCTTCCAGAGGAGAACACCTACGGCGATAATGGCGCCGATTATGGCAATCGCGATGGTAATCGGGGATGTCAGAAAAGCGACCGCAGCGCCGAGGGCGGTTGTGGTTGCCGTTGCAAGGGTCGAGACGCCCGTCCATATACTCATGGCGGTGTTAACTATTGCCCACGCCGCTGCAAAACTGCCAATAACGATGGCGATGGTTTCGATGGTCTCGGTGTTGTTTGAACACCAATCGGCAAAGGCCGTGAGTTTTTCGGTGACCCATTCGGCACCATCTGCCAGAAGATCGACCGTGTCCTTGAAGGCGGCCGTCGCATCCTCGGCGAGTTCCCCGCTGTCCACATATTCGGTCAGCTTGTCGATGAACGGCTGCAGGGCGTCCTTTATATCCCCGAAAAGCGTTTTGAGGTTATCGAGGGCGGGCTGAAATGCGTCGGAAATATACGCTTTTGCGTCTGCCACGCCCTGCCGGAAATCCTCGATTTTCTGAGTAACCCATGGGAGGGTCTCATTTGCGAGCGTGTCAATGAGTGGGAGAACCTTCTCGAACACATCCGCGACGAGTTCCTTCCCCTTGGTTACAAAGGGTTCAAGAGCGCCGCCCACCTTGGCCATTGCAGCATTGAGCCTGTCCTGTGCTTTGTTGGCGGCGATGGCGTCCGCGTTCAGCTCCTTATACTTGTCGGAGGCCTCATCATAAAGGCCGTTGAGGGTCTCGGTGATGAGCGCGGCGCGTTCCTGCTCGGTGGTGCATTTTGCAAGCGACGCATTGAACGCATCCTCGGCCACGCCCGCCCAATTCAGGGCGTCGGCAAGCGGGCCGGTGACCTTGCCCACCTTGGCCGTCTCGTTCGCGGCCTCGGTCAATCCCTCAATGGGGAGGCTATCGCCGAAGGTCGCATAAACGCCGGTGCAGATGTCCGTCCATTTGGCCAGCTCCTCCTCGGTGCTTGCGAGCTGTGCGAGGTGGCTCGCCGCCTCTACGGCCTGCCCGCTGTCGCCTAAAACGCCATTTAATGCCTCGTAGGTCTTGCGGGCTGCCTGCGCGGAAAAGTTCTGCGTTTCGAAAGCTGTCTGGAGTTTGGCCTGTTCCGTGCGATATTCGCGGGTCGTCTCAGTCAGGGCAACGATGGCCGTCCCCGCTGTTACCGCTGCCGCGCCAACAGCGAGAGCGAATTTGCCCGCCTTTTTGCCCGCCGCGAGCAGCTTCGAGCCGAGCCCCTCGGCGTTCTTATCGGTTTTTTGGAGGGATTTCTGCGCCTTGTCGGTGTCCACGAACACAGAACCGACGAGACGGAAGATTTCGAGGGCCATTATAAACCGCCTCCCTTCTGGAGTTCCCTCTCAGCGTTGGCCAGGTCTGCCTCTATCGCCGCCACGGAGCGGGTGTCGATGTTGGCACCTGTCAGTTTATCCTTGTAATCTGAAAAGCTGACAAAATGCTTCTCGTCCATCAGGGGGAGCTGTACAACCCATTGCTGAAAAATGCGTTCCTCCCTGTCCTTTTCCCTTGCCTTGGCAATTATGGCGAGACCTGTCTCGATGTCAGTATTCAGAACATAGTCAATGTTGTTATATCGGTGTAGCAACAGGTCGATGATTTCTATCTCATCGAGGCTGCCGCAGATTTGAAAAAACCGGCGAGATTGTTCTCCCCGGCAAGCTGTTTGATATTGGCGAACAGCGTCTCAAGGTCGAGGTCTGCCACCTGCTCCGGGGTCATTTCAAAAGGCCCCGCGAGAACCTCATAAATCACGGCCTCGCCGTGCTGTTCGGTGGCGATGTCGAAGATTTCCCACATGAAATCAAACCCGAAATCCCACACATCGGCGGCGGTGTTGGCCTTCTGGGCGATGGCTTTTATCTGGTCTTTGAGACCGAGTTTTTTTATACCCCGGCAAAATGCGGGGATGTCGGCGGTTTTGAGTTTTCTCATTTTTTTAATCTCCTCCGATGATAAAGAAATAAGGGCGGCCAGAGTGCCGCCCTATATGTTTGTTATTCCGTGGTCGCCTTCATGCAGCTATACAGCTTATTGACCTTGGTCAACCACTGGAGGGCGTTCAAGGTCAGTTTGGGGCGCGCCATTTCCTTCTCGATGCGGCCGGCAACGAGGCCGGGGTCCCCGTCGGCGTTGATTTCGCGGAACTCGCGCTCGACGACAAAGGAACCGCCGCCGCGTGTCAGACCGACATATTCGGCGTCTTCCTTGGTGGTGCCGATGTAGAACTTGCCGACACCGATAACAATCTCACCGTTTCCGGCTTCGACGCCGTCAATGGTCAGTTTCCAAGGCTCGGTGCGGTCGTCTGCGGCGAGTTTTGCGTCGTCGTAGGCACCTTCAAAAACGACCTGCGCCGTGGTGTCGTTCTTTTCTTCAAAAGTCCAGTCGGGGTTTGAAGTGCAAAAGGCTTTTTCAAGCTCAATCTGCACGGCCTTGCCGCCCTTGGTTCTGCCGACGAGTTTCACATAACGGAAATCCTCGGCGGTGACATAGGGGGCGCCGGTGTAGGTGTTAGCCATTTTTAATCCTCCTCATAGAGCTGCACAATAAAGCGCAGTTGTAGATGTTGCAGATTTTTGTCCGGGTCGTCGAGGAAAAAACGGGCGTCCCGGTAAAAGGTCGGGAAAAGCGGGGGCGCGGGCAGGTTCGCGGCGTCAAAAAGCGCCTCGACCTCGTCGGCCATGTCCTCCGCCGTTTTAGGGTCGAGGGAACGGTCCCAGATGTCAACATCGAGGATGAGGTCGTCGCGGGCGTCTGTAAAACTGACGCTCGACAGCGCGAAAACCTTATAAGGAAAAGGGGCGTCCTTTGGTGCAGCCCTGTGATAGGTGCCGCCCGCGACGGTTTGGAGCCGCCCATTTATGAGCCGCCTCAAGGTCTTGGTCTTGTTCATTTAGTCGTCTGCCCCTCCCTTATATTCCCCCTCGTCGATGAGCGCGAGCGCCCGCGCCTCATCCTCCAAGGCTGAAAGATATTTGCTCTCAATCTCAACGATTTTCGCGATGTTTTCCTGCGCCGAATTTCTGAGGAACCCGTGTTTCGGCATTTTACTGCTGCCGGTTTCCTGTTCCACGCCATACCATGTGTTATGTATGACGCCGACCTCTAAATGGGGGAGACCGGAGGCCGCCCACGGCACCTGATACAAGAATGTCGATGTACGGCCGCGAACGCGGCGGCTTTTCTTCAATCCGGGGAGTTTCATCGCTTTGCTGTTGGCCTCCCGTGCGAGGAATTTCCCGACATCGCGCATTGCGGCGCGGCTCAGTTCGACGATGGTATAAGCGGCGAAGTCCACGCTGCTTGTGTACTCGACGCCGCCCTTCCTGAAACGGACAACAGATTTCGGGGCGCTCATCCGGGGTTTACCTCCCTATAACAAACGAGCTCAAGCTCGATGCCTGTTCGATAGGTTCTCAATACCCGGTAAAGCTGCGCCTCGGTCTGTCCCTTCGGGGTGTACCTCGCGAACTGTTCGCCCTGATAGTCGAGATAATCGGAAAGAATGAGCTTTATCTCAGGCTGCAAGCCGGTGGCGTGAGCTTGGTAAAATTCTTTCTGCCCGATGCTTGCCTCCCGGCAAAAAACCTCGCGGGCGGTTTCGGTGATTTCCGGGTCGCCGTATTCATCGACGCCCTGAAAACGATGCACAAGGGTGAGGATTTCACTCATCGGGCGCATCCTCCCAACCGTAGCCCTCCGCCATCATCAGACAGGATTTGAGCGCCTCATAGCGGCGCAAATACTCCGCGCCCTTGGCGGGGTCGTCGGCGTTCTCGGCCTTGCAATAGAGCTTGACGGCGTTCACGATGAGCGCGTCCATATCCTCGGATATTGTCAGCTTTGCCTCAACGATGCCCACGGTCTTGAGGTCTGCGAGACAGGCGTTAATCTGGTCTTTCAAATCCTCGTCGAGTTTGTTGTGGCTCCGTCTGAGGCTCAATTTTACTTTGGCGAGCAGCTTCTCCATGCGGCGCTCCTCCTCTCTGGGTCAAGATAGGCGGGGCAGTTACGCCCCGCCGTTTGGTGCATTATCAGCCTGCGGCCTCGGCGACAAGTGCAAATGCCTTGTCGTCGGTCAGCGCGCCCTGCTGGCAGGTGTAGCCGGAATATACGACCTTGTGAGTGCCGAGGTCCTTGTCCTGTTCAATAATGACAGGGGCGACGACATTCTGCACATACTTGAGGGGGTCGCCGATGAGCAGCTCGGTGTCGGCGACGGCGTCCTCGAACTTGATGGTCGCGCCGAGGATGTGACCGGCGGCCTCTGCGGTGATGGCCTGCATGAAGATGGGACGCTTGTTGCTGTCTACCATGCCGACGAGCTTGTTATATACGCCCTTGCGGGTTCCATATACAACTACCTTGCCGACGCGCTTCAGCTCGCCGAAACCCGCGCAGATGTTGGCGTAATTGACGCCGGTGGAAATCTTGTTAGCTGCTGCCATCTGTGCCTTGATATTGGTGACAATATCGGCGGCGAGCTTTGCGCCGAGGCGGTCGGCGATGATTGCGACGAGGTAATCCTCGAATGCGGGAATTGCCATGTGAACCATCTTGTAGGACATATTCACATTTGCGGTGAAATCGTCGCCGGACAGGGTCACATCGGTGAAAGTGATGTTGAGCTCGTTAGCTGCTGCGCCTTCCTCGGTCTTGCCTGCGTCGGCGGTAATGCTCTTAGCAACAGGGATGCTGATTGCAGAACCGGAGTTCATGCGGTAGACATCGCCCACAATGGGATGCGCCTCGGTGATGTGGTCAATAATGCGGTTCTGCATTACCTCAGGCAGAGGCGCGGCGGTGGTGGTGGTCAGGAAAGTAAAGGCGCGGCGCTCGATGTCGGTCATATCCTCACGGCGCAGGTGCTTGAGAAACGCGCTGCGATACTCCTCGGACGCGAGGGTGAAAGTGTTGGTATTGGGCATGGTGTTAACCTCCTCGTGGGTTTCTACGACAGTACCGACGAGACCGGCGGCCACGCTTGCGCGGAGCTGCTGGCGGGTCTGAATGTCGTTCATAATCTGCTGACGCTCTGCGGTCAGGGCTTCGACCTCGGCCTCCAGAGCGGTGAGCTGTTCGCCGGTGGCGGCGTCAATCTCGGTCTGGATGGCTGCAAGTCTGGCGTTGATTTCTTCAAGTCTCATTGATTAAATGACCTCCTGAATTTTTATAGCGAGCCGCAGTTTTCTGCGCCTCTCCTCAAGCTCTGCCTCACTCCGGGCGATTTCGGCCATCACTCCGTGGACGAAATCACGAGCGTTGATTTCTGTATCGTTGTTTGCAGGGATAGACACGGCCGAAACATCATATATTTTTGGGATTTCGGTGTGTACGATGGTGCAATCGCGGGAGCCTTCCTCCCGCTCCACATAGTATTTTCCGACCTTGAAACGCCACGACATTTTTGTAATCATGCCCGCGTCAATATCTTCATAAAGGCCGCGAGCGAGCTCGGTTTTATCAAGGTCTGCGGCCATGAACAGGCCGACATCGTCCGCCTCCACAAGAAGGGTGTCGTTTGTGATGCGGGCAAAGACGCGCCCCGCATGGTCAAACTGCATTATTACATCGGACATATCGGTGTTATTGAAGCAGCCGGGGGCGAACCGCTCATATGTCTTGCCGTAATCCCCATCATCCCAAAGGAGATACTTTTCATACTTGGCGGCGTAGCCCTCGACATATCTCGCAGTATCGAAACGCTTCGCGCCCTCGGTCACGGGAGTGAGCAAAATCGCCCTTTCCTGTGCCATGTTTTTAAATTTAATGCGGTCATTCGGTGTCATTGGCTCCGCCCTCCTCTTTGGGTTCACCTTCCCCGCCGTCGGGCGGGTCTTCTTCCTGTTTCGGCTGAATACTCAAAGCCAGCTGCGCCTCGGCGGCCTTGAGCTCGCTCTGGAGCTTCGCCACTTGGTCGAGCTGGCTTATTTCGGTGTACTCTTTGCGAATATAGCGCTTGTCGCCGTCGGGGACATGGGGCAGGTTCCATATATCCATGACATCGTTAATACTCAAAATGCCACGGTCGAACATCTGAGAGCTAACCTGCAACTTGCTTGCATTGGTCATGTACTGGAGGCGGTTCGCGCTCCATACAATGGCGTTGCCGCGCTTGCGTTCCTGCGGTGTAAAGGTCATGCAGGTCATGGCCTGCGACAGTTGCAAGGCGAAAGGCTCGATTTTGCCCTCATAGTAGGCGCTCCACTCATCGCCGACGGTCTTATTTTGGAGAACCTCCTCATTGCACCCGAAATAATTAAGGACACGGGTCTGGATGAGGTTCATCTGTTCCGGGTCAACAATTTTCGCCGTGCTCTGTATCTGCTGCACATTGGTGTAATTGTTGGGGAACAGCGCGAGGCCTCCGGCGTCATTGCCGAGGTTCTCCTCTACCCAACTTTTACGCTCTTTTGCAAGGTCTTTGCCCTTGGAGAAATTGTTCACCACGGCCATAAACCGAAAACTCGCACTGTTTTTTATGCCCTCCGCTATGCCTTGGTTCTGTGTGGTCAAAAGCTGCAGGGTGGGCTGTAATGCCTGGTTGTTCTCGCCGACAATATCGCTGTTGTAAAGGTATTTACTCACCACGCCGCAGCGGGAAAGTTCGACGGCAGCCTTTTTCCCGTTCCTGAATGTATAACGGAGATAGGGAACGCCATTGATGTCAACGATTTCAGTCTGAGCCGCGTTTACCGGGTAATAGCCTGTGAGCCGGTCGAGCTCATCCAAAATTGGGGCAATAAAACAGGTGTTTTTCGCGTCATAAAGCGTCGCGACCTTGTACGCGAACTGCGCGGAGGTCATAAAGGGGTTGGGTCTGCCGTCAAGCAGCGCGGCCACGCCTCGCACATCTGCGCCCTGCACATTCGGTTTCAATTTGCTGCTGTGATTTGCGAAGGTGTGAATGCAGGCGCGGGTCAATTCCATTTCGTAAACGCCCCCGTCATAGGTGGTAAACACCGGGGTGTACCCGTCCAACATCTGAAAATACCCGTTCACCTGTTTTTCTACCTTCGGGCGCTTAAAAAGAAAGTCAAAGGCTCCCATACTCTCCTCCTCTATTCGTTATTCTTGAGCTGTTCGCCGATGCTGTCATTCCATTTCTGGCGAACGGTCAGCGCGTCGATAACAGCGACGAAGCCGTCTATATGGCACCGGGTGTCTATCTTCACCGGGCGAACCTTGCGATTTTCGTCGTTCTGTTTCATGCCCACATTGAGAAAATGAGCTTTCAAAAGATTGTTTTTTCCGAGCTTGAGGGTCTTGTCTCTGAGCAATCCCTCACATTCGTGAATTACCGGCGTGAGGTTTTCCCCTTGGTAGACATCATCCATGTGAAAACCGTACTGCTCCATCTGCTGCACAAGATACTGAGCGGAGTAACGGTCATAACCGACCTGTAACGGGAGGATTTCGTATTCTTCGACCAACATCCTGAACCACTCGAAACAATCGTTATAATCGACGAAGTTCTCCCCGCTCGGCTGTATCAATCCGGCGGACACATAAAGCCTATAAGGGACGCCCTCGGCGGCTTGGAGCTCGTCGATTTTGTTCTCAGGCATAAAGAACCGGGCGAAGGTGTAAAGCTCCCCGCCGCGTTCTATGACCACGCAACAGGCCGTGAGGTCTGTCGTCTGAGATAGGTCAATGCCGCCGACACAATAAGTGCTGCGGAAATCCTCAAGGCTGTACTCATCGCCGCAGACCGCGTCCACTACCTCATGAGGGAGCCACGCCTGCGTGGAGCTCTGCTTGATGTTGCAGTATTTGGTCAGGAACTCCGCCCGTTTGCTGAGACTGTTCCGGGCGATGGCGATTTCTTCGAGGAAAAAGTCCTCGGACACACTCACGCCCATGTTGGGGTTGGATTTCTTGAGCTCCTCGATGTCGTCCCACTTGTTTATATCGTCGATGATGTAAAGGATGGGCAGCAGGCGCCGCTCCTCGCTGTTATTCAAAAGCCATGCGGTGCCGCGCATCATTAACTCGTCGTATGGGCCGTCATTCACATAACCGGCGGTGGATATGCTTAAAATGATGGGCTGTTTCCGGGCGCCAAGCGCGGATTTCATAACCTCATACTGCTTGCGTCCCTGTTCTGCCGGCCAGCTTGCGATTTCGTCGCAGACGGCCAGATGCGGGTTGAAACCGTCCGACTTTTTCGCGTTGAAGGCAAGCGGCTTTGTGACGCTGTTCGTGGTCTCCATGTAGATGTCGGAGCGCCGTTTTATTACGAGCGCCGCAAGCTCCGGCTCGGCCATCACCATGCGGTGGAAATTCTCGAACACGATGGATGCCTGCTCCAGTTTCGGGGCAAGGCAGTATATTTTCGCGCCATATTCTCCGTCGAGGTATTTCACATAGGCGATAATCGCGGAGGCAAGCAGGCTCTTGCCGTTCTTGCGTCCCATGACGAGGAAAACCTCACGGAATACGCGGAGCCCGCTCTCGTCTACAATGCCGAAGATGAGGGAAACGGTGGCCTTCTGCCAAAGTTCCAATTTTATGAGGTCATTCCGTCCCTCGCAGTGATGGCAGAATGTCTCGACAAACTCAATGGCGCGGTTTGCCTTCTTTGCTTCGAAATAAAAAAGGCCATCGCGGAGATCCGCAGTGACCTTCTCATAGAGTGCCTTTATCCACTTGCCGACGACAATCTCGCCGGTTTTTATCTTGTGGTAATACTCTTGTATGTAATTGGCATAGGGTGTCATTTTCTCATCAGCTCGTCGAGCTTGCTCTTTTTCTGAGCAGGCGGCACCAACTCAAGCAACTGCTTTATGATGGTGTTGAGGTTCTTCGTCAGGGATATATGAACATCAGCGGCGGCGGATTTCTTCCACCCGCTTTGCTTGTCGCCGTTCTGGTAGTATTCAGTAAAACCGACCTCGTTGAGCTGTTCCTCCAAGTCCTCAAGGCTGACGGTAATAAACGCCGCCCGGTCGATGAGTGCCCGGCAGGTCTTGAGTTTGTTCGGCTCCAAATCCTTAAACAGATTTTTAAGCCGGCTCTTTTCTTTTTTTACTCTGGCTTCTTTGGTGTTTTCTTTGGTTTTTTCCATTATCCCCGCCCCTTTCTTCTTTTTTTCGGAGTTTTTCTTAACCCCGCCCTTCGGTCCCCTGGCCCCCTCAGAAAAAAATTTTTATGGGGGGGATTTTCCACAGTCCGGGAGGTTGGCGGATGGTCAATATGCTGAGTTCCTTATAATTTCCCCGTCGGGACCATAGAGGCACCGGCCGGGTGTTGCTTGCCTTGGGTCTGCTTCTTTGTTGTGGCAGGTCTGACACTCATAGAGAAAGAGCTCAGGGTTCAGGCTTATGTCCGGGTCATTACAATTGACATCGTCGAGCCATATTGTGTGGTGTACTATCTTCCCCGGCTCCTCTCCGCATACCTGGCAGAGGCCGCCGTCTATTGATAGTCTGTAATCAATAAACGCCTGCCGTGCTCTGCGCCACGCTCTGGATTTATAGAACTGTTTCTGTGTGAGCACCGGATAACCTCCGCTCTTGCTTATGTATGGCCACACGGTGGAGGCCGAGTTTAACGGCCTTCTGTTGGGAAAAATCCAATAAAACCAACTCCCTTGCCGGCCACCGCTGGCCTGTCGCAGCACGGGAAAGCCGCCGAGGCGAAAGGACGAACCTCGACGGCTTGGGGTATATATCGGGTTAGAGATGAAAAGAGAACCCGCTCGGCTTGGCCTGTGTGGCCTTTGCTGCGATGGTGATAATGTATCACGCAAGATTACTAACAAACAATGACATTTACTATCATTTACTGACATTTACTATCAAACATTCGCCGCCCTGCGGGCCGCTCGCTGCGCTCGCGTCTGGGTCACTCCTCCGGGGTTGGGCGTAGGTCTCGGCCGCAATGAGGGCAGAAGTTTATAAAAAAGCCCGAACGGATGGGGTTTCTCTTACTGGAGCACATCGCAAAGGGCGGGCAGATGCCTTCGGTTCGGGTCTCTAATATCCATCGACGGCCTATCTTCCCGATATGCAGCGTGGTGATGTGGGTCTGCTGATACAATTTGCTTTTACCCTCGGCGCAATATTCGCACGGTTGGGGTTTGTCGGCCTTGGGTTTCCATCTATCAAAGCCAAAACATGAGAGACAAGGCTCGGCGCGGGGTGGAGCGTTGAGGTTGGCGCAATTATCGCAAGTGTTCATGTTCTGGCCGCCTTTCTCACCGCCTCATAAATTCGGGCCGCGTCAACCGGGTCGCTCGAACACCCGCGCAGCTCTCCGTTGACATAGACCATATAAAGGCCGGTCGCGGGGTCGAGTTGGTAACCCTCGCGGACGATTTCCTCTTTTTCCATTGAATATCCCCCCTAAACATAAAAATTGACTGTCCAGTCGTATTCCTCTTTGAGAGCTCTTTTTACCTCCGGGAAGCTGACATTTCCCCCGGATATGCTTTCAAAAAGGTATTGAACCTCCCGGGATAGCTGTTTCACATCGGCGGCCGGTGCGTCGTGCTTATCACAGAGCAACCAGATTATGCAGGTGAGGGCGAACTGTGCGCCCTCCACTCTGCCCGCCTCTCTGGCGCGGTCCACATCGACCTGAGTTTTTGGAATTTTCCGGGGGTTGGTCTTGTTATTCGACATCGCCGCCCTCCCTGTCGGTGAAACGAATGTACTCGACCGGGACGAGGGCCACAAAACCGTCTGGCCACTCTACGATGGCGCGCACCTCGCTCAATTTCTCAAGTGTGCAAAAACTCGGTATATAGCCTGTGTCTCTGTAAGTTTTGTTTATCCTTGCCGCCTCGTCTGGAAGCACAAACGCATTGATTTTTAAAAGACCGTCCTCCCGTGACGCCCACGCATGGAATAGTGCGGGTTTTCCCTTGACCTCACAAGGGCGGAGTTCTGCCGGGCGGAGCCGTCCGTCCCGGAAACCCATGCCGTAAACTTCTTTGAGGTCTTTCTCAAAGTTTGCCGCCCTCGTTTCGAGCAGCAAGTCGTGAAGTATTCCCATTTTTATTGTATCCTCTCTCAGACAAGACCCCACTCGGCGAACTTTTCAAAACCGCCGACGGCCTCAATGTATGCCCGCGTTTCCTCAACTATCTCGGTATAGGGTTTGCCGTCAATTTCGGTGTCACCTATCGCACAACAGAGCTCGACGACTTCCTGTGTTCTCTGAGCCTTGAGAAATGCATAGATATTGACGGAAACATCGGCCTTGCTCAAATCCTTGCCGTGAAGCCCGCCGCCGGTGACGCTGTCGGCCATATCTGAGCCAAGTTTGCGGTTTGTGGCGCCGGTGTCCACATTGAGGCCGCCCGTCCACTCTCCGAGGGGATTAATGACGGCATGAGGAAACAGTTTCTTGATTTCTGCCTTCGTGGCGTTGCTCTGGCAAATAATCAGCTTTGAACCGTCAATGATGTATTTGCCGTCTGAGGGGAATTGTGCAAAAATCTCATTCGCGAATACTCTGAGGGCTATCTGTTCCCCGGTCAGGGGGACGCCTCTAAAAATGCCATTATCACCGCATCGGATGGCGCCGCCCTGATTTCTCGCAAGGTGGATGTCCTGTTTTACCCGGACAAAGTCGGTTTTTACATCCCCCGCAATTCTTTTTACCATCGCGTCGATTTCGGTATATTTGAAATCACAAGAGGTCTCCGCGATGATGTGGCAGACGCCATGTCCGATTAAAACCTCGGCTGCGACTTTGGGGTTTTCCTGTTTCTTGTATGCGAGGTCTACAATTGCCCCGGCGATGCGGTCTGCTATCTTGTCCGGGTGCATGGGGTTGACTTTTTCAAACATTGTTTTTGTTCCTTTCTCAATCAGTTCACGCGCCACTCGTTGCCGCCGTTCCATTCGGTTCTCGCTATTACCGCGCCTTGTGTCACCACAAGGAAATAACAGCCGTCCGGGACGGTTCTGGCTGCGGTGGTATCATTCAGCACCCGGAGGGCAAGGTCGTAATCCTCGCGCAAATATGGGCCGTCTGAGACATATCCCTGCCATTGGTTCGCCTGTTCGCAGACCGCCGCGACGGTGTCGATGCTGCGGAACTCGCGGGCGGTGTCTGCGACGCGGTTCTCTATGACCTCAATAATGGCCGTTTTCGCGTTCTCGCTGAGACCGTATTCGCGGACGCCGTAAAGGACGCGGGCGACACATTCGGCGTCATGGTCGATGATGGGCACGGGTGCCTCCGCCGTGGCTGCCGCCGCCGGGGCGGCGCCGTTCTCCGGCTCTGCCGCCTCTACCGTCTGCCCTGCTGATATAGCGCGGAGAGAAACGATGCAGAACAGAACGCCGAGGGCAAAAGCGAGGATATGAGTATATGTGCCGCGTTTCACAAGAAACGACCGGGCGGCCGTGTTCATTTCGCCCACAAGGGCGGAAAATGCTCGCTTTACATCTGCCATGTTGGCGCCCTCCCTCAGATTATGACGGCTTCCTCGGTCAGTCCGATGTATTTAATCCATGCGGCGCCGAGTTTTCTGTCCTTGCGGATGTAGTCGGTGACCTTGGCGTGAGCTTCTTCCCGGCTCTCCGCGATAACAAAGGCGGAGCGGGTTATATTGGTGAGGCCGAGCCTTGCAATAATAACGGTGCTGAATAATTTCATGTTGTTGTGTCCTTTCTTTCTATCTGGCAGGTGAAGCCCTCAAGGTCGATGTGGTCGAGCGCTTCATTATGGAGCCGGTAAACGGCTTGGATGTCTTTCTCGTCGTCGTCACCGTACAGCTTGACGGCAATCTCCCGCCATTTTAAAAGGCGGATGGTGTCGGTTTCCGTGTATCGGTGTTCAAGCACCGACCGCTCCAAAGGGTCGGGCAGGTCTTGGATGGCGGTCTCTATCTCGCGCATCTGACGGCGAATGCTGTCAATCTGCGGCTCTGCGCGGTCTTTGTATTCGATGTAACGGATGGCTGCCCGCTCGTTTTTATCCCCGCCCCCGGAACTTTGCGAACCGTTCCCCGGTCTCATCGGGGGGAGAACGGCCTCGCTCTCCAAGCGGCGCAGCCGTTCCTCCATGTGCTCCACCTCATGCCGAAGGGTGACGAACGACGCGAGTATATTTTTTTTGGTTTCTCTGTCCACGAAATCGCCCCCCTGTGCTGCGGTTACTTGTATTCGCGCCCGCTCTGCTTATCCCGAAGGTGTACCCGACCGACGAGCTCGAACCCGGCGGCGGAAATATTGGCCTTGAGGATAAACAACAGCGCTGCGAGGCGTTTCTGCCTCTCCGCCTCCTCGATGCGCCTCATGGCGTCGAACGCGGTCGGGTCGCTGTACCCCTCTGAGTTCTTTCTCTTGCCGTAGTCGGGCATTTTTTAACCCCTCCAATCGTTGCCGGGTGGGCAGGTCTCAATGTCTACGCCGTGGCATTCTCCCCACCGCAGACAATGCTCGCAGGGGTCGGCGTCGGGTTCTTTCCATGTCTGGGCGGCCAAAATCTGCCGACCGATGATTTTCGCGCCTACAAAAAGGATGAGACCTAACAGGGCAAGGGCGACGAGGTCGCTTGCAATTATCATGCTTTCCCCTCCTCTGAGAATATCGACAACTGCGAACCCTCGGCGGGTTCGAGCTTGGTGATGATGATTTCCGTGCGCGGGTTGGTCTTGTCGTAAAGGACACGGCTCCCATCATGCGCGGTCACAATGCCGTAATGGTCGTCCGCTATGACGCCCACCGAGACGAGAACATCGTCCACCGCTTCGAGCAGGTTCGTGAGGTCTGTCCGGCGTCGGGTCGGCATATAGAACAGACAGCAGACATTCAACGAGCACTCGATGGGCCGGGGCGGGCGCGGGTTCAGGAACCGCGCCGCGTCCCGTTCATATTTCTTGTACTGCGCCGACGGCATTATGAACTGCCGCCTGGTCTTTTTGTTGGTCATAATCTGTTGACTGTTCTTTTTGGTGATGGGCGGGAGCTTTATCGTGTATCTGATTTCAGCCATTGGCGCCTCCCAATTTGTACGAAAACACGCCGGCCTCAATAAGACGCTGAACGATGCGCTTTATCATCACCGGAGGGACGGACATCCCGCAAATGTATTTGATGTTTTTAAATTTTTCATCTACGAAATTGAAATTTTCGGGGAATGTCTGACCGTGGATAATGTCCATCGTCGAAATTCGGGTTTTTTCTTCCCCTCTTAGCATTTCCCCGGCGCTTGCGATTGTGGGCATTATCCTGTCAGGCCAACATAATTTATGGCTAAACAGTTTTTCCTTTTCCCCACAACGGACGATTGTATCGCCGATGTTCATGTCCCCCGGTTCTACCCTCTGCAGCCACTGATTGATAACCGTTTCGGGTCTCAGTTTTTCGCCCTCCCCGGTTTTTATCTCCCCATAGAGAACGGGCTCATAATTGAAAGACATATCCAGATGGTCAAGGTCAAAATCGACATCCTCCCGGATGGAAACAAAGAAAACGCGGTGCCTCATTTGAGGGATGCCCATATTTTCACCCTTGCAAAGCCAATGCTTTGTGCGATAACCGGCGCCCTTGAACTGTTTGTAAATCTCCTGCACATACGCCCACGCCTCACCCAACAGCAGACCCTCCACATTCTCCATAATCACGACACGCGGCCGGAGTTTTGCCACGGTCTCGATAAACACAAAAGAAAGGTCGTCGAGGGTCTGTTCTGCCTGGCCTTCCCGGAATTTCTTCTTTTTGCCCCAACTTTCCTCGCGGTCGCCCGCCATTGAGAAAGTCGTGCAAGGGGGCGAACCGTCGAGGATGTCGAGGTCGAACAGCTCCGGGGGAATTTCTTCGTTTGGGATTTTATTGAACTCGCGTATGTCCATAAGGAAATTAAATCGGGGATTATGGTTCTTGAGATATATCTCATTCATGCGGGGGTCTATCTCACAACAGCCGACAACCTCACAGCCCGCGAGTTTGTACCCCATTGTGGAACCGCCGCCGCAGGCAAAGCAACTGAACACTTTGAGCCCGTTCTTTTCTTTGGGGTAGTCAGCAAAGGACCATTTCCAGTCCGTTGATTTTTTTGGTTTGAACAGTTCCGCCTCCTCCTCTGGCAGAAAATCGAACAAAGATGCTTGATAATTCATGTTTTATTCTCCTCGGTTAATCCGGTCAGGCAACGCCCCGAAGCTCATCCCTGCGGCAATCTGTGCCGACATTTGCTGTATATCCGAGGGCAGCGCGGCGAACTCCCGCTCCCTGCCCGCCCTCGCTTTGAAAGATTTCTGAAAGTTGGAGGCGACGACGCTCTGAACCGTGTCGCTGTCCATCATCGCCCATTCCTTGAGCTGTTGCGGATTTCCAACCACCCGCTGAACCACCGGCGGGAGTTTGTCGAACTCCTCCTGTGCGTAGTGGATGGAGCGGCGGGTCGCCATGTCTACATATGTCCACGCCTCTTGCGGGGTCATTTCGTCGGGTTCTCTCAGCTTGACAATAGCCGCCCGGATGGTGCCGATGTTGGGCGGGAACCCTTTGGCGTCGGAGGCAATGAAAGATTTCACAGCCAGCGCCACAACCTCCGCCGGGTCGTCTTTGAACATTTCCGCCCACAGAGCGACGGCGGCCTCCGCGTCCTTTCGCGTCATGTCCCGGTAAAAAGCCGGGTATGCAGCCTTGAGCACGGACATAATGGCGAGGGTTTCGTCATAATTCATGTGCCGCCGTTCCTCCTCTCATTGAGCATCTGAGCAAATAGGTTATTGGTCTCAGCCTGGCCGCCTCTCTGGGGCGCCTGTCGGTCGTGGTCGTCATAGTTCCCGCTCAGAACCTTGGCCATGTTGGCGTCATTTATCAGCCAATCGAAATCCGCCCGCCAGTTGCGGGGGTTCTGCCCTCTCAGGAAATGGGAGGCTTCGGCTTTGCGGAAAAGCTCCTCGAACTGTTCCAGAGTGTACCCTGAGGAAAACCGCGCCCGAATGGCCTTTCTCCTTGCATCTGAGAGCACCGAGCATCTGGGGAAAGAGACGCAAATCGAGTTGTAGAGCTCTTGAATAGAGACATCCTGCAGCCACTTTTTGACCTCCGGGAAATTCCACTCGACCGGGGGCAAGGGCTGTCCCTGCGCGGGACTATATACGGTTATTTCCATGGGCGGCCTCCCTTGTAGGCAAAAAGGGCATTTGCA